ACCGCTCTCGATCCCATGTGCTGCTCTGTCCGTAGCTGAAACAAAGACAACCATCACTTTCTCCAGAGGCACCATACAGGTCGTATTCTTGCGATCCCGGTCGCGGCCCCTGCAATATCTGGCTCGGAACCCTTGTCCATGTTGTGCAGCTAATACCCATCACCGTTTTAGTTCCGTGATCGTGGATTGGATTGTAGTCGCCTTCGTAGCTATGCACTGACCATAGTTCGTCCATCTCGACATTTCGGTTGCCATCTAGTACCTGACCAGATTGCGCCATAAACTGGTTGATGTATGCCACTCCCATGTCACATAAGAACTTAGAAAACGGGGCCAGCCTTGAATCTTCGTGATCCATGACTAGCTGCTCGCCGCGCTTGATCTGCCCAACGAGCGTATGCGCTGCGCTCACTTTATCTTTTTGTGCGACCAACTCATCGAGGTAGTCGTTACACGCTTCAACAAACTCAGCCGGGATGTCCAGCTCCATCAGGTACACTGATGGCAGCGGGTGCATCTGAAACTGAATCTCAGCCATTTATCGCTTCGACAATAGCTTCTTCGCTTTCCTCAACGACCTCTTCTTCAGTCTCGGCTATCTGGGCATCAGCTTGCACTTTGATTTTCATCATCAGAGGCCATGTGCCAGACTTGCTAGGTAGGTCGCCAAGGATCGCTAAGATTGCGTTGATCTCGTTCTCTTCAAGATTGATGTTCATAATGGTCCTTATGCGCTATATGCTTTTGCGGCTGCTATTGCAGAATTGATAGCAGTAAAGTCTTCGGAACCCCAGTCTTTGAGGGCAACACCAAACTCTAAGTAACCAGCAGAACGCATGACCTTTTCTTTTTTTTGTGCATTAGTCATGTCGTTGTAAAACTCATTGTCTGCATCCAGCACACTGGTGATGACGTTTGCGCCACCCAACATTGCAGAATACATCTGCGCCTTTTCAGCATCGGTTCTTACTTCATCTGACATTGATATGCCTCCTATGATTCTAGCGCGGCAATTCGCGCAGTGAGTGATTGAATGATTGCATCTTGCTCCTGCATGGCTTTAACAAGAATAGGAACGAACCTTTCATACTTTAGACCGTACCGCTTACCATCTTCCGTTAAGTTGCTAAGTATATTTTTCTTGTCTGACATCTTGTGTCCGGCAGCCTCTTCCAAAGCGACAACAGCTTGTGCCTTAAAACCTGTGTGCATTTTGTCTTCTTTGTGTGTGCCGTCAGGGGTTTGAGCATTAAGATCATAATCCTCAGCATTACTATCACCATACTTACTGCGCTTATCCCAGTAATAGGTTACTGGCTCTAACGCTTTTACAAAGTCGAGACCAAGCGTTAGCGCAGCAAAGTCTGTTTTGTCTCTTTCATCAGAACTTGAGATCGAAGTATCTGCACAAAACAGATCAGTAATATTGTCATCGCCTAAACAAACTTGATTACTTCCAGTTGTAATACTACCGCTGGGGGAGTCTGTTCTTCCTGCATCGTGCCCCAAAAGTAAGTTGTTAGAACCACTAGTAAGGCCAATTCCACTATTTCGGCCCACTGCTACGTTGTTATCTCCTGTAACTATACCAGTGCCAGCGGCTGCGCTTCCAACAAATGTGTTCTCAGAGCCTGTTGTCATTTCGTCGCCAGAATTTGCTCCAAGACAGACGTTATGAGTCCCGGTTGTTATAGCTTCTCCAGCAACATACCCAACAGCGGTGTTGTTGCTATTTGTTGCCGTCGTGAAATTCTGAGCGCCAAGGGCAAAATAACCTATTGCAACTGAGCGACTTCCTAACGTGTCATTATCTAAAGCGGCATACCCAATGGCAACATTGTTATCTGCATCAGTAAGATTAGCTCCGGCTATAGAGCCAAGTAATGTATTTTGAATCCCAGTGGTCATGTCATAACCAGCTTGGAACCCCACAGCAGTGTTGTTAGTGTTTTGTGCAGTCGAATGATTTTGGGCGAATAACGCTGAATTCCCTATAGCGGTTGATCTGCTTCCTAACGTGTCACTGGTTAATGCCGCATACCCAACAACGGTGTTGTAGTCTGCATCAGTAAGTGCATCACCAGCAGCAGAGCCCATTAGGGTGTTGTATAATCCTGTGCTAATCATTTGACCAACAGCATACCCTACAGCAGTATTGTGGGTATTAGTTACTGTGGTAAAGTTTTGATTACCAAGAGCGTTGTAGCCTATCGCTGTTGAGCGGTTTCCATTTGTGTCATCGGTTAAAGAAAAAACACCTACGGCTGTATTGAAGTCTGCGTCAGTAAGATTGTCTCCTGAAGCACCGCCGATGAGGGTGTTGTAAATACCCGTTGTTAAATCAAAACCTGCAATATGCCCTACGGCAGTATTGTAGCTTGTTGTTTCTGTCGTAAAGTTTTGTGCCTTTAACGTAGAGGTTCCAATTGCAACAGACCTAGTACCTAAAGTGTCTGAACTTAAAGCGTTATAGCCTAGTGCAACTTGGAATCCTCCTGTTGTAATAGCGTCTCCAGCTTCAGAGCCAATTACGGTGTTTTTAGTCCCTGTCGTAATTGAGTAGCCAGCAAGATTTCCTACAGCTACGTTTTCACTATTAGTTGCTGTAGTATAGTTTTGGTTTTGAAGAGCGGCATAACCTATCGCAGTTGATTTGCTTCCTAACGTGTCTGTAGTTAAAGCATTCATCCCTACGGCTACGTTGTAGTCTGCATCTGTTAAAGCATCACCAGCCACAGCCCCCAAAAGAGTGTTTCTAATTCCTGTGGTGATGTCGTTACCAGCTTGAGAGCCAACGGCTGTGTTGTAAGAATTTGTTGCAGTAGTGAAATTTTGATTTACTAAAGTTGCATAGCCAACGGCTGTAGAGTCGATGCCCTCTACATCAGTAGTTAAAGAATTTCTGCCTAGTGCCGTATTTTGGTTTCCACCTTGAAGAGCATCGCCCGTAGCCACGCCCATAAGGACGTTATTCTGACCAGTTGTTATCTGCTGACCAGCAAGCCCCCCAATAAGTGTGTTGTAAATTCCTGTTGTTGTGTTTTCGCCAGCTCCATACCCAACGGCAACATTGTAATTACTTGTAGCGGTCGTGAAGTTTTGCATCGTCAAAGCCGCATACCCAACAGCGACTGAACGACTACCCTTCGTATCTGACGTGAGGGCTGTTGCCCCAATTGCTGTATTGTAGTCCGCGTCAGTAAGCGCATCACCTGTGGCATAGCCCATGATGACGTTACCTACGCCAGTGGTAATTGCATAGCCAGCGAAACCACCAGAAAGTGTGTTCTGAGTCCCCGTAGTGATGCCATACCCAGCTTGATATCCT